GTGAACGTTACCACTCGATATGAAACCGGTTGTTGCGTGCGTTGATTGTATGGTATTTTGCGTCGAGTTACTCCACGACGTAACCATATCCAAAGTTTGGTTATTTGCACTCAAATTTGAAGCGAGTATCTTTTTGAGTTCATTACCTGTGCTGTTTACGTAGACGTAAGTTGGCTGTGCATAAACTTCCTCTGCGTTCGGAATATCATTCGAACGACCAACACCCGTAACAAGAATTTTCTCACCGGATTTAACAACTATACCAACGTTTTGTATTTTATCCGTGTTATTAAATGGGACTGTATTCATTAACCCACCGGGTGTGGTGTTACTTACATAAAGTATTTCACCTTTTTGAAAATTCGTGTCAAACGTCATACCAAACGTACCAAAAGTGACGACGTGTCCGTTATTGTTTTGGTTTATAGAACCATCCATAACAATACCTATAGCAGGCATGGTTGAAGCACTCGATGAATCCGCTTTTCTTACTTCGGGTGTATCTCCCGAACCATCGTGTATATAAACAACATCACCTTTTGAAAGTGCTTCACCCGCTTTTACTTCTATGGAAGTAAAATCTATATAATCGTCTATCCAGTTCCCATCGATATAAAGTAAACTTTTATGGTCGTTTGGATCCGTTATGATGACATTCGATAATTGATTTAACTTAACTTCGACGTTAGACGTAAGATCTGTCGTAAACGCCGTGTGTGCGTTTGTAAACAGAACCGTATTTGATGTCGTATTACCCGCATCCGTAACTTGTTGAAGAGTGACGTTCGAGAGAATACCACCGTCACCTTTAAAGAACCCGGACGTTGTTTCTATATTATTTGTTACGTATACATTATCTGCAATGACATTGCCATAAAGTGTAATCACGTCTACATTATTACCAATAACATTACCCGTTAAAGTAACAACATCTACATTATTACCAATAACGTTACCGTTTAGTGTAATGGCTGTTAGTTCACCCGATGTAAGTGTTATATTATTCTGTGCTATTATGTTACCGTAGACGTGTAAATCTATTACGTTCGCCAAATCGGGTGTGATTTCGGTATCTAAAGAATTGTTTAGTGTGTAGCCGATCATTATTTCTTTTTCGTCGCCTCTAAAAGTTACAGTTGGACTCGCATTACTGTTGGGTTGTTTCATGATAATACCAATATCTGTCGATGTTTCAGTGTTATTGTTTGCGAGACTTATAACGGCATCTCCGAAAGTTGTATTTATTGTATCAATTGTTGTTGTCGTACCTTCGACGAGGAGGTTACCTTTTACGTGTGCATCTTTTTGTACGGTAATATAGTCTGTTTTTGTGTAATTCGATACGTTTACGTTCCCCGTAACTTCGACGACGTTTGACCCTAGTGTATCTATAATAACATTCGAACCAATCAAAGCTTTTCTCGAAGTAAACGTGTTCCCCGTAACTTCGATGACGTTAGATCCTAGTGTATCCATAACAAGGTTCGACCCAACTAATGCTTTTCTCGAAGTATACGTATTGCCCGTAACTTCGACGACGTTAGATCCTAGTGTATCCATAACAAGGTTAGACCCAACTAAAGCTTTTCTCGAGGTATACGTATTCCCAGTAACTTCGACAACATTAGATCCTAAAGTATCTATAGTAACATTCGACCCAATCAAAGCTTTTCTCGAGGTAAATGTGTTCCCCGTAACTTCGACGACGTTTGACCCTAACGTATCTATAGTAACATTCGACCCAATCAAAGCTTTTCTCGAGGTAAATGTATTCCCCGTAACTTCAACGACGTTAGACCCTAGTGTATCCATAACAAGGTTAGACCCAACCAAAGCTTTTCTTGAGGTATACGTGTTCCCCGTAACTTCAACGACATTAGACCCTAACGTATCTATAGTAACATTTGACCCAATTAATGCTTTTCTCGATGTGAACGTATTACCGGTCACAACTAATATATTTGAACCTATATCGTCTACGAATAAGTTCGAACCAACATCTAACGTGTGTATACCATGCGTATTCTGTATACCAACATTACCGTTCGTGATCAAAGCTGGGCCATTTGCATAGTTAAACTCAACTGTTCTAGAAGCGGTTGTATTACCTTGTAAAACGATATTGTTTAAATTCAAGTTTGAAAGAAAATAGCTATCACCATGGTAAAATGCCGCACTTACGTTACCCGTGGTACTAAATGCGTTTATGGATGCAGTTGGGTTTTGTAAAAACGTAGTCGAACCTAAACTTAACCCCGTTATAGTTGGATTGTTATTAGCAATACCAATATGATCTAATGTAATCGAATCTGTATCTATTCTACCCGAAACCTGAATTTGATTAGTTACACTAGAATCTATTAAAACAGAAGGACCCACGCGTACTTCACCTCCTTCAGTTACATGAAATTGTGAACCTACATCGAGTGCGTGTGTAGGACTTGTATTATGTATACCGACATTACCAGTTGTTACAAACGCGGTCGTATCATTTATAAAACGAACCGTATTTGATGTAACGTTATCATTATTCGTCGCGTATTGTAAATTAATCGAGAAAAGATCAACCGCGGGTACATTCGAATCTATAATTTCCTTGGTTTCTGTGTTATACGTTAACATGGTTATATCCCTGGATGTTATATCATCTTCTTGACGAAGTGGTGTCATGTAAATACTCCCTGAACCTGATGTATCTATAGCTGTATTTGAAGCATTGAATACGATCGTGTTTTCGCCCTGGTCGTCCGTAGCGTGTTTACCAAACCGGATTTTGGTAGACCGCTCGATGGTCGGTATGTTTTTAACCATTTAATATAGGTACGTATTTTAATTTGCGTAAATGAGGCCGGCCATACCATTTTCTATACGAAGTATGTTATAGTTTACGGCATATATAGGATCATTTATGACCATGGTCTGGCTAACCACCTTTGCTGAATCTAAACGACTAAAATTGAGTGTTCCCGTCGGCTGGAGTGAACTTGTTGATAAACAAAAACAGTATAAGAAGAAATCTGGTGATGTGACGAAATTTGTATGGTAATAGTTCATAACATCTATGAAATGCGGTTTCGCCCATTTAAAATTACCAATATCTAACCCGTTTATTTCGATTTTAATTTTATTTGTTGTAGACGTTAAAGCACCTTCAGTTGTTGTATCTGAAGATGCAATATACTTAACTGGGTGGTTAAACGTCAATTCTTGAACTAATTCATTGGATGGAATACTTTTTTGAACCTGTGTAATAATTAAATCATGGTTACGGGAAACGAGATTACCGCGTTCTTCATTGTCTAAATAATAATAGTTTGAATAACATTCAAAGTTATAGTTACCTGCATCCGGGCCCCAGTATATACGTAATTCTACGTTATGGTAATGTAAAGAGACTATGGGTAAAGCACACTGTGGACCTTCACAAAAAAAGAATCTAAATGGATAAAAATACGAGCGTGCGCTTACACCTGGGTGTGTACCTATAGCACTTTTTGATACGTTCGTTGCAAATGTATCAATAGCTATTTTTTCGGTAAAGATGGCATCTTGTGTATCTATGACCTGACCACCAATAAGAAGTTCGACTTTATCGATAAGTGTATCCCAGCGTTGAATATCGAGTGCTTGTGCGTTATTATCTATAGTAAGGTACGTATACCCTAATAAATCCCCTGTTCGGTCAAACCGAATAGATGACATGGAATTACCTTTCACAGCCCCTTGTATTGTCTGTTGTTCGACGGACTGTGAAAAGTTAGAATGCCTTTTAAACGTTGATGTAAAAAAAGATATTTCTGGTTCACCCATAATGTATTCATCTTGAGCACCTATGGCGATGAGTTGAACAATACCAGAAGACATTTATAATAAGAAAAGTTTAAAAATATGCGTTATTTACTGCCCTGTAACGAATGGTAAATTTTTTTGTTTACATACGAATTTAAAAATAAAAAAGTTATCATCTGTACCCTGTATAGTATTACCATCTTGGTTAAATAATGTAAATGTTAATCGGTCTATTTTTCGTATAGGTGTTGAATATTGTTGAACGACTGGGTAGTTATCTTTGAAAATAATTTGCGATACTGTGCCACCACCACTTATCAAACTTCCAAATGAGTTGTTTACTTTAGATATAACTTCCTGATTTTCATACCCATAAATATTTGATGTTCTTTGTGAATAATTCGTATCGAGTTCGTTCACAGAAATATAACAAACGTTAGAATTTGTAGTTGTAATTTGTGCAGCTACAAGTCTCGCCTGAACAATATTTTCTAGTGTTTGTTGAAGATGAACAGTAAACGTATTCTTACTTAACTGACCTATAGTATCAACTGTAATCGTATGATACTCGTGTTCGAAATCAGGTAAAGATGACTGACTAGTCACTAAAGCCATTTATATATACCGGAGATTTTACTTCATCTTATAACCCGCTTGTTCCTGGACGAGTTTTTGGCCGTTGCATACACCACCAACACTATTCGAATAGTAAGCGGTTTTCAAACATTCTTCCGATGATGGAATGTCAAACAACGAACCCGTGTTTACAGTTTCGATTTCAATTTCTTTGCCCTGGTATCCACTGGTACGAAACATCGTGAGGACACACAAAAGGAGTACGACTATAAGCATAGCTCGAAGAGTATTTTTGTTAGTGGAGTTAAGTTTCATTTATATTGAAACAACATTTTTTATAAAGTGCGTTAAAGAGAATAGAATAGTTTCAATATAAAGAGTAATGGACGGAGAGATTATTCTTGATCGTAGAGATACAAATATCATGAAA